TTTTTAGCATACATCAATCGAGATGAAGCTAAAACTTTAAAAGAGTTAGGTGGTTCTGGAATAATAATTGAAGAAACTGGCATACCTTCTTTTAATCCTATGTATATATTTGCAGCAGTAATGGCTGCTACATCTGTACTTTCTTTTATGGGAAGTATGAGGCAGATGAAAACTATGAAAACAGCAGCGGCATGGGATAAATACCATGAAGATATTAGAAAAAAATATAGCACTATTCAAGCAAATAAAAGAGCTAAAATATTATTAAGCGAAAAAAGAGCAGCACAAGGAGCAAGAGGCGTGGTTATAGGTACAGGGTCTACTTTACTAGAACAAGATGCAGTTGTAGCAAATTTAGAAGATACAGTATTTTGGATTAATAAAGGAGCTGAAATGACAGCTAGAGAAATAGATTATAGATTAGGAGCTAAATTACAAGCAACAGCATGGAACGCTGGTACATCATTAATAAGTGGTTTGGGTGGTGCTTATAGTACCTCTCAAATGAAAGTTAATAATTAATGTATTTGATAAATGTATGGGATGGAGATGAATTATTATTTAAAGGAAAAACAGAAACAGAACCAAAGATAGATATGAATGAAAAGTTTTATAGTGTCAAAACAAACGAGGAAGGAAAAGTTGTGGAATATAAATTTGAACCTGCTCGATATAGAATTAATTATGAGGAAATATAATGGTTATTAAAATACCAAAAATTGAAAGACAAACAGTAGATTTAAAACCACCAAGAACAAATCTATTAGCTGCTACACAGGACTTTGTAGGCCCAAATATAGATAAAATTACAGCCCTTTTAGAAAGAACAGCTAAAGAAAAACACGCTAATGATATTAGATTAGAAAATTTAAGAGTTAATAATAAAATTAGTAAATATGAATCTTTATTAGCAGATCAAAATGAAGATTTAAAAAAATGGGTAGCTGAACAAGAGAATGTTTTAAATGAAAAAGAGTTAGCTTCGAAATTAATAGATATTGAAAAGAAACAAAAGTTATTTTTACAAGGAGCATATAAGAATGATAGTAATTTTAAAAATGCTTTTGATGGTCATGCTACAACAGCATTAACAAATTCTAAAAAAGTTCTTAATGATGAAAATAAAGCACGATTATTTGTAGAAGCACAATTTTCTTGGAGTAAATTTAAAACAACACAAGCAACTGAATTTACTAATATAAAATCAGGATTTTCCATGTGGGCTGAATTTGAAACTAAAGCAATGGAATTAGATAAAAAAATTCAAATAGCTCAAAAAGCTGGGATTGATGTAAATTATGATGATGAGATGGCAACTTTAAGATTTGAATATGCAAAAAAAGCAGTTGTTGGTAATAATTATCGTATAGATGCGTCTGGAGTACAAGTAGTAGATAATTTAGCAGTTTTAAAAGCATTAACAGATGAAGGCGAACCTGAATTTGATACACATGAAGGTGAACAAATAAGCGGTAAACAAACTACTTGGTACGGAGAAGAATTAGATGATGAGATGAGAGAAAAATTAATTAAACATTATGATGACGAATCTACTAAACAACATAACAAAGAACTTAAAGTAAATGCAAGACAGATTGATGATAATATGAAGATAGTATTTGAAGGTATTAAAAATGATACACTTACTGTTGATGATATAAATAATATGAAGTGGCCAGATACTACAGAAGGTAAGGATTCAAAAACATCTTCTATTGGATATTTAGTATTAAAAAAAAGTGGGATGGCTGAAACTGAAAGTAAAGTTAATGAATTAATAGAAATTAGAAAAATGATTGCTAATAATCAAATATTAAGTACGCATCAAAAATTTTGGTTACCTGATGAAGTAGGTGCTAAAGCAGAAGAATTAATGAAGTTGCATGGTTGGACTGACGAAGGAGGAAGTATCACAGATAGAATGGGAGTTACGATTGGTATAAGTCACGAAGAAATGTTGAAACAACATTTAACTTTTGATGATGTAGATAGAAAAAATTATACTGATTTTCAAAGATTAGTTACATCAGTATCAGGTAGAATAAAAGGTGTATTAAGTAAGCATAATTTAATGTCATCTTTCAATCTATTAAAAGTAGAATTAATGATAGAAAAAAGATTTTGGGATGGTATTAAAGATGGCAAAACAGCAGTTGAATTAACAAATCCAAATGATCCAAGTTTTATATTTAAAGATTTTGAACAATATATACCTACATTACAAGAAGAAGCTAAACAAATAGCAGAAATTTATACAAAAAGTTCTGCTGATGTTAATACAGTAGGGGAAGTTACAAAAGTTGAAGTTCCAGATTCTTATCCAAAAAGAAATTTTAATATATATCCAAATACTGAAGAAGGAAATGAAGCATGGCTTAATAGTGAAATTTTACAAAATTGGTTACTTACTGATGAAGGACAAAATTTCTTAATAAAAAAAGATATAACTCCGCTAGAAATAATGGCAGAACACTTTAATAAAAGTAAAATTAAGAAAATGGAAACTGCTACAACTTCTATTGAAAAAGATGCTATTGACTTAAATATAAAATATGAATTAGTACCCCCAAGACCTGATGGATATAAAGGAAAGAATTGGACTAATGTCTATAAAAAAGAAAATCCAGAAGCGATTACTTTATATGAGTTAGAAAAAATAGTTCAAAAAGAAAAATTAAAAACAAGAAGAAAAATAAAACCACAAAAAAGAGGTACAAGTATTTCTGATGGTAAAGACAGAATACAGAAAAAAATATTAGATGGTAATCCTGCTTATGAGGAAAAAGATGGTATTTATTATTGGAAGGGTACTAATATTAAAGTCGATGTTAATCAAATAAAATAATGGAATTAAATAGTTTACAAAAGAAATTATTGTTAGATGCTTCTGGAACATCTACTACTACAAATAGTTTGCTTCTAAATAATATTAATAACAAAAGACTACTAGAGGCTTCTGGTTCAACTTCTTCATCTGAAACATTAAACTTAACAAATAATAAAAACTCTATAAAGAAGAAAAACCTTGAAAATACTAATCGTAATTTTTTTCAAAATATTTTAGGTAATGTATCTGAATGGGCAGTAGGTGATGATGCTGATTGGGGTGCGTATTGGGAAAGAGGTTTGGGTAAATCTAATATTAATCTTATGATGCAATATCATACTGATGGTAAAAAAGGATTTAATTGGCAAGATGCTTTTAAAGAAGAACCAGAAGATACAGGTGCTTTAGAAAGAGCATTTGAAACTATTGTAGGCATAGGTGCTGATTTACCAACTTTTGCAGCAGGTGGTGTTATTGGTGCTAAATTATCTGGTGGTAATCCTTTTGCAATCGGTTTTGGTGCAGGTTTTATAAATGATAGTATTAAAGAAATGTATTATCAGGCATTAAATAATGGTGAAGTTGATAGTTTTTCAGAATGGTGGCAATTATTTTTACAACATGGAATCCAAGAAGGAATTAAAGGTGGTTTAACAGTCGGTGCTTTACACGTTGCTCCAGCCGCTTTAACAAAATTAGGTTTTTCGACTAGCCATCTTAATAAATTTTTTGCTAGATACACAGCATTAACAGGTGTGGGTTCGCTTGTTGAAGGTGAAATGCCTAGTTGGGAAACTTTACAAAATAATGCCATTATATTAGCTGGTTTAGGATTTGTTGAAGCTAAAGCATCTAAAATGGTTAGTAAGAGTGCTGAAAAAAATAAGACTGATCCTTTAAGTGTTGTAGATGAAATTATGAAAAATCCGCAAATGAAGGAAGATATTGGTAGTAAAAATCAAAAGAAATTTAGAAAAGATAGAGAATTAGATAAGCAAAAGATTAAGAAGTTAAAAAAATTAAGAACTGAAATTAATGAGAATTTTAAAAAGTCTGGAATTAAAGAAGTATTAGAAGAAGGAAAAACTGTTAAAGATTTTATTAAATTAGTTAAAGAACGAATAGAATTACATAAAAAAACTATAGAAGAAGCTAAAACAACATCTGAAAAGGATTTAGCTAAAGCTAATCTTAAAGTAGCTGAAAAAGAATTAAAACAAGCTGAAGAAGGAAAAATTATAGAAGGTAAAGATTATATAGAAGGATTAGAAAAGAAAATTAAAGAACTTGAAATTAAAAATCAAGATAATCAAGTTGATATGAATATTATTAAAGAACTAAAGAAAAATAATCAACCTTTTGATAAAGAGGGATTACTTAAATTAGAAAAAGAATCTAAAGAAATTAATATTGAATTAAATAAACAAAGATTATTAAAAAATAGAGAAACTGAATTAGTCAAAGTAGAAATAGCTTTAGAAGAATTAGGAGTAAAAGAAGTAAAAAAATCAGTAGAAAAAGATAAAGTAACTACTAAACATAAAGATAAAGACACTAATACTTTTTTAAAGAAAATGGATATAGGAAAAATTAAATATGTAGAAAAAGATTTTGCATCTTTTCAAGCTACATTAATAAATAGATTTATAGATAGAATGTCGCCTCTTAAAAAAGCAGTTGAAAAAGCAGAAGAAGCGGGAGTTACCAGTTATTTAGATGTTTATAAACGTATGAGAATACAAAAGGGTATGATTGGTAGAGGGATGCACTTTATTAAAGCAGGTAGTTTAGATTTTAAAACTTTAGAAAAAAATGGAAAGAGTTTAATAGAAATTATTAAAAAGGTTGTAAAATCAGATGTAGAGTATGCAGAATTTACAGCTTTTGCCGTTGCTAAAAGAGCATTAGAAAAACATAAACAGGGAATAGAAACACCTTTTACCAGTATAAGAGCAGATGTAGCAACAGCTAAAAGAATTGTACAAAAGTATGAAGCACAATATGGTAAAACATTTACAGAATTAGTTGAATACCAACAAAAAGTATTAGTTTATTTAAAAGATTCTGGCATTATATCTTCAGAATTATTCCAAAAGGTATTAGAATTAAATAAAGACTATGTTCCCTTTTATCGTGTAATTGATGTTACGCTTAAAGAAAATATAAAAGATGTACATCGTTTAAGTAATGTTGTTAAAAATCCATTAAAAAAAATGGAAGGAAGTGTAGAAAAACCTGTTATTGATCCTATTGAAAGTATATTTTTAAATACTTTACATTTTGTTCAGATTGCCGAAAGAAATTATGCTTTTACTGAATATATTAAAATGGTTGAAAAGTTACCAGATATATTTCCTGAAGTTAAAGAAGTAAAATCTTTTAAAAGGTTTGATTTATCTAAAGAAGAAATCACTAAAATTACTGGGGAAAAGGTAACAGATAATATGCAAAAGACATTTACAATCTTTAGAAGAAATGGACAAGTATTAACTGAAAGTCAGATAGCTGTATTTGTAGAAGGTAAAATGAAAGTTTATGAAGTAGGTGCAGAAATGGCAACAGTTTTAAAAGATATGAACTCTTATCAAGCTAAAATGTTATGGAGATATGCTTCTATACCAACAAGAACTTTAAGAGCAGGTGCTACACTTGATCCAGCATTTATAGCTAAAAACCTTATAAGAGATACATTCTTTGGTGCTATATTTTCTAAAAATCAATTACTTCCAGTTATAGGTTCTATGAGTGGTTTATTTACTATTATAGGTGCAAGAACACGATTAGGGAAAACTTTTATGAGTGAAAAACAACAAAAAAGATCAACAGAATTATATGAAAAATGGATGAAGTCTGGTGCTATGCAATCACAATTAGTTTCTTTTGATAGAAATTATTTTAGAGATGGTCAAATGGTAGCAGAATTAACAGGTCGTACTGGCCTTGTTCATAATGTAATTAATCCAAAGAATTGGTTAGAATCATTAAGAATTGTATCTGAAATGGTAGAAAGTGGGGCAAGGGTTAAAGATTATCAATTAACAATAAAAAGATTAAAAAAAGAAAATGAAAAATTACCACCAGATAAAAAGATGAGTGAAAGAGAAATGCAAGAAATTGCAGGATTTGAAAGTAGAGATTTAACTATAGACTTTAGAAAAATGGGTAGCACAATGCAAGGATATAATATGATTTCAGCTTTCTTTAATGCGAGGGTTCAAGGTTTAGTTAAAATAGCAGAAGCAATGAAAAATCCTAAAAGAAGAAAAACTGTGTTATTAAAAGCAGGGGCTTATATTACATTACCTAGTATTTTGTTATGGTATAAAAATAAAGATAGTGAAGTTTATAGAGAATTATCACAATGGCAGAAAGATTTGTTTTGGATTATTATATCTAATGAAGGTACACCAGAACAAATAGTATGGAGAATACCTAAACCTTTTGAATTAGGATGGGTTTTTGGTTCTTTTCCAGAAAGAATAATGGATTGGATATATAAGGAAGATAGAGAATATGTTGAACAATCCGCAGGAGAATTTAGTTGGGATTTAATTAAATCATTAAGTCCATTACCAGATGTGGTAAGACCTTTTATGGAAGATGCAACAAATGAAAATTTCTTTTTTAATCGTGCTATTGTTCCTTATGAGATGGAAAAAGTTTTACCAGAATTTCAATATACAGAATATACAAGTGAAACAGCTAAATTAATTAGTAAAGTAATTGCACAAATAACTTATACTTTAGGTGGTACTGAAATGGTAGGGCCATCATTAGATAGTCCAGCAAAAGTAGATAATTATCTTAAAGCATGGACAGGTGGATTAGGTACTTATATTCTAAATATATTAGATTATGCTTTTACTAAAGCAGGTATTGCTGATCCACCTGTTAAACCTTGGTCAGATCAATGGCAAAAGAATCTAGCAGATATACCTATTATTAAAGCATTTGTAGTTAGGCATCCTAGTGCTAGTGTAGCCCATATACAAAAATTTTGGCATCTATATAGACCAATAAAACAAAAACATGACACTTATGAATATTTAATGCGTCAAAATAAGGTAGAAGATGCAATGAGAGTGTGGGATAGTATTGATCCAGAACTATTATATTTAATAGATATGGCTGATCCAATTAGAGAATTAGGAGATGTTATTAATATGATTTGGAAATTAGATGATATAAAACCTAATGAAAAAAGACAACTTATAGATCAGTTCTATTTTAATATGATAGATATAGCTAAACAAGCTCTTAAAGTTAAGAAGGAAATGAAGAAGTAAAATGTTTAAAAATCAAAAGAATAATGGTATTATAGAGTAAATAGAACTATGACAATTTCTACAACAACAATTAAAAATAGCTATTCAGGTGACGATAGCACAACAGTTTTTGCCTATACTTTCAAGATAGCAACAACGGCTGATATACAGGTTATTATTCGATCTTCAGCAGGGGTCGAAACTGTTAAAACTTTAACAACTCATTACAGCGTAAGCGGTGCT